AATGAGGCCGTTTGCCCCATCGTCTAAAACCGTCCTCATCGACGTGTCGAGCTCGAATCAGAATATCCTCGTCACCGCCTGTTCCGGGCCATGCCAGGTGCGCGTGATGAACAACGGCTCTGCTACGGCGTGGATTGCGTTCGGCGGTGACTCCACTGTTGCCGCTGCACTAACGAGCGGCATTCCGATTGGTCCTGGTCTCTCGGAAATCCTCACTGTGGGGGATGGTCCTGTTTACGCCGCTGCGATTGCCGCTGCTTCGACCGGGAAAATATACTTCACTCCGGGGAACGTCCAATGAAGCTGAGCGCCAAGGCCCGCAAGGCTCTCCCCAAGAGCAAGTTCGCCGGTCCCGGACGGTCCTATCCTGTGCCGGATAAACCGCATGCTGCGAACGCCAAGGCCCGCGTGTCTCAGGCTGTCAAATCCGGACGAATGAGCAAGGCTGCGGCGGCGAAGATCGACGCCAAGGCGAACAAGGTTCTCGGCAAGAAAAAGAAGCGCGCCAAGTGAGGCGTGTCGTGCATTGCTGGCTCGTCCTGACGGGCCGGATCAATTTCAACTATTCAACTGAGAGAATGGAGTTTCAAATGGCCCTCGACAATTTCAATGCGGCAGTCGCCAATCTGGAAACCGCCGCCGATAACCTCATCGCCAAGGCGTCTGCGGACGCCGCTGCGCTAGTGCAGGCCCAGAGCGACCTTGCGAACGCTGATGCGACAGCGGCTGCGGCAATTCAGCCGGTGATCGACAAGCTGAACGCGGCGTAGCATCCCACGGGCGCGGCCTTAAGAAACTCCGCGCCCGCATCGCCCCAGCGCTACTCCTAGGCGCATGGAGCCGAACTGGAACCCGAAGAAGCCGGACGAAACGGTTCAATACTCCTTCTTTTGGGACGACATTTACCCGGACATCATCTCGACATGCACCGTTACGGTCGTAACCGGCACCGTCACCGTCTCCAATACCGACTTCGATCCCCGCGTCGTCTATGCGTTCATCGCTGGCGGGGCGAACGGCGAAACAGCCACGATCAAGTGCCAGATCGTCACGGTTTCCGCGCAGACGCTGGAGCGCACAGCAACGCTCCAAATCTCCACCACGGGAGATGCGCTAAACCCTCAGTCCACGCTGACCAAGGGCGCGCTCGTCATCCGCGCCTTGGGGAAGATCGGCATTGCCAACTATGTTTTCGACATTGAGGCGGAAGAGGACAATTCCGCGCTTCGCCAACTCGATTCACTGGCGTCCGATTGGCAATCCAAGCTTGAGGATTTCGGCTATATCCAGCCTGTAACGCGCGGCACGGCGTCTCCATCGGACGTGTCCGGCATCAATGCTGCCGACGAAGACGCGTTCATCTATAATCTGGCTGTCCTTCTGGCCCCGGATTACGGGAAAACGCCGTCGCCGTTCGTTCTGAGGCGCTCTGCGGACACGCGAAGCAGCATCTTCATCCGCTATGCCCGCAAATACGACTACCAGATCAGCGACAAGATCCCGGTCGGTGCTGGAAACCGCTTCTGGCTGAAGAGCCGCTTCCCGCAGACGTTCTGACGTGCAGGTCTCCATTCTCTCTGGGGTCTACTCGCAGAAGGGGCCTGACTTCGAGGCGTCCTATCCGCTCAACCTCGTTCCCAATTTCCAGCAGACGGGGATTTCTGAAGGCTATCTGAGGTCCGCTCCGGGGATCGACGTGTTCGCCGTTGGGGCCGGGACCGACCGTGGAGGCTACAACTGGAACGGCACGCTCTATCGTGTCTCTGGAACAACCCTCCTCTCGGTTTCCAGCACTGGCATTGCATCGATTGTCGGCGATGTTGGCGGAAGCTCAAGAGTTTCGTTCGCCTCTTCGTTCGACCGCATGGCAACCGCGAGCAATGAACAGCTTTGGTATTACGACGGGACAACGCTCAGCCAGGTTACAGACCCAGACCTTGGCGTCGTTCTCGATGTGGTGTGGCAGGACGGCTACTTCATCACCACTGACGGCACAAACATCGTTATTACCGAGCTGAATGACCCTACGCAGGTCGATCCTCTCGCTTATGGGGCTGCCGAAGCCGATCCGGATTCCATTCTCGGGCTACTGACGATCCGTGGCGAGCTTTACGTCTTGGGTCAGCGGACTATCGAGGTGTTCTACAACACCGGGGTTGTCACCGATGCGGCTCCGTTCCCGTTCCAGAGGCAGCGGGGAGCGCAGATCGACAAGGGCATTGTCGGAACCCATGCAAAATGCCTGTTTCTCGACTCCTTCGCTTTCTGTGGGGTGGCAAGGAACGAACAGCCGAAGATTTACGTCGCCGGATTGGGGCAGGCAACGGCGATCAGCACGCGTGGAATAGAGCGGATGCTTGCCGGTGTGGACGATCCTTCGACAATCGTTCTGGAGGCGAGAAACGGCGACGGCGCTAACTCGCTCTATGTTCATTTGCCCGACCAGACGCTGGTTTACGATCACGAGGCCAGTCAGATGGCCCAAACCCCGATCTGGTATCGTCTGGCATCAGGGATTTATGCCGACCAAGCTTATCGGGCGCGCAATTTCGTCTACGCTTACGGCCAATGGCATTGCGGCGACATTCAGAGCTTCAATCTCGGCGTATTGGTAGACGATAACGACGACCAGTTTGGCGACAAGACCGAGTGGCAGTTCGACTGCCAGCTTGTCTACTCTCAAGGCAAAGGCGGCATCTGCCACGACCTTGAACTGGTCGGGTTTTACGGACGCGCAACTCCCGGTTCAGAGCCCAAAATCTTCATGTCATGGACCGACGATGGCGTAACATTCTCGCAGGAGCGGGCCGCGAGGTCCGGATTCACAGGGCAACGATCTCTTAGGGTCGCATGGCGGCGCAATGGCTTCTTCCGGCAATGGAGGGCCTACAGGTTCCGTGGGATCACGGGGACGCTGGTCAGCTTCTCGCGCCTTGAGGCCAATATCGAGCAGCTAAATGGCGGTTGATCTCACTCCCTTCTCGACATTCACGTCGATGCGCCGCGCGGACATCTACAAGTTCGTCGGCAACGATCCTCGCTCGGTAAAATCTATTGAGGAGCTGCAAAACCTTCTTTCTGGCAATGTTCCTGACGCTTTCAGCTCTATTCTTGGAACTTCGATCATCGCTGGGGACGGGTTGACCGGAGGGGGAACGCTCAACTCCGATGTGACCCTGAACGTCGGGGCCGGAACGGGGCTTACCGTCTCGGCAGACGCGATAGGCATTGCGAACACCACCGTTACAGCGGGCACCTATGGAGACGCGACACACGTCGCCCAAGTCACCTTCAATGCGCAGGGTCAGGCGACGGCTGCGAGTTCGGTGGCATTGCACCTTCCCAATACCGTCACCTTTCAGGCATCTGGCGGCGCTGCTCCAGGAACATCGTTTGACGGCTCCGGCGCTGTCATTGTGGATTACCACACGGTAGGGGCTCAAGCGTCCAGCGCTCTTCTCACAGCTTACGCTGGTGCGGCGTGGAGCGCAGGAGTTCAGGTTCCAACTCTCACGGCGGCCAATACCGTTGTCCTGAAAACGGTCGGTAGCGCATCCGGCAATCTTCTCGACCGTGCGTCTGGGGATAGCCTGTACCAGCCCACTGGATCATATCTGACCGGTAATCAGACAATCACACTTTCCGGAGATGTGACTGGATCTGGGACGACGGCGATCACGGCAACTCTGGCTAGCACCGCCGTCACTGCCGGAAGCTACACGAGCGCCAATATCACGGTGGATGCGAAGGGCCGCGTCACTGCAGCGTCCAACGGGACTGGCGGAACCGGTAGCGGCGCGTTGACGCTAATCACAGAACAGGTTCTTGCCGCAGACGGAGTTCCAGCGAACTTCACAAGCATACCTGCGACATATCGCGACCTGGTTCTTGTAATTCGCGGACGCTCGGCTGTGGTTGCCACTGACACGGCCATTCAAATTCAGTTTAATGGGGACACTGGCGCAAACTACGATTGGGTCGATGTGATCATGAACTCGGCCTATTCGCAGACCAGAGCGTTTGCGGATACATCGGCCCGCGGCGCTGTCATGGTGGCAGACAGTGCTCCAACCGGAACCGCCAGCTTGGCCGAAATGACCATCGGCGATTATCGAGGAACCACATTTCACAAGGAGTTCAGCACCACTTCCAACGAAAAAATCGCCAATACAGGAACCACGGCACTTCTGGTTAGATTGGCACAAGGCACTTGGCGAAGCACATCCGCGATCACGCAAATAGCAATCCTGCAAAGTCTCAAGGCAGGAAGTGTTGTGAGCCTCTACGGTCGGATGTAGCTACTGCGGCCACCATCCCCATTTGATTAATGCGTAGGTCAGAGCGACAATCGCTACCGCGAGAACAGTCAGGATCGTCGCGTACTCAGTGAACTTGCTCATACGTCACCGTGATCCATCCCTGCGCGATGAAGTAATCCTCTAGCGCTCCCGCAATCGCGACCCAAAGATAGATGAGCGTAGTCGCCGCAGCGACAAGCTTCACTGGTTCAATCTTCGCGAGGCTCGGGAAAAGCCGCTTCCACATATCCAATCCTGTCCGAGCGCTACCACAATAACCATCAGAAAGTCGGCAGGCAAATCTCATCGCAATTACCGTCTCCAGCATGGCGACGGCTGCACGGATCATTGAGGCTGAACCGATCACGGCACAGGTCGAATCCCTCAGCGCCGCTCGCCCGGAACTTGAGAGGCTGTTTCCGCTCCACTGGAAAGAGCTCGCACTGGAGCAGGACAGGATTCCGCTCGACGTGGACTGGCCGCGCTACGCCCAGCTCGAAAGGGCGGGAATCCTCCTTTTCGTGACGCTTCGGAAGGCTGGCCGTCTCGTCGGCTACTTCATGGGCTTTGTCATGCCCCACCTGCATTACAAATCCACCGTCACCCTGGGGATGGATGTCTACTGGACGCATCCGGACATTCGCGGCGGCACAGCTGCGCGCCGGTTGATGCGCAAGGTTCACGAGGAAGCGAAAGCTCGGGGAGCGGTCAAAGCCTTCGCTGTTTCCAAGGATCACAAGGACTCGTCGCGCCTGTTCAAGGCGCTCGGATACCGTCCCGTCGAGACGGTTCACACTAAGTGGATTGGTGAATAGATGGGCGCGATAG